GAGAGAGAGACATACGAAGTGTACCATCCCCGCTGTCATTATATCGCTGGGGCATATGTAACATACTGCGTATACCTAATACAAGAAACATATCGCGTCGATAATATGGTGGCGTGTCCAGGGCAACTATTGCCATTAAATGAATTATGCGGTCTGGACACATAAACGGTCAAATTTGAATATTTGAATCATATAAACAATTAGTAATTTCTAATTATATTTATTCCTTGTTGTAATCAAACAAGGGATAAATTTATAGATACCATTAGACATTTAAAATAGGATAAAATAATAGATACGATAAGAAAATTGGGCTTCCGAATTAATCAACACTTACATCCGCCGCTGTAACGATATCCTTATTTCTTTTTCTCATTTGAAAGTTCAAGCAATACATCAACAGAGATGGATGCAAGTTGTTCACATAGTCAATTACTACGCCGTTCGTAACAACGTGTTTTTGATCACGAAGCTCAGTTAAATACTTGTTGTGAATATTATACATGTGTGTTCTATATTGGTCAGAGAATTCCTTCAAAGGCTTCTCCTTCTTAATGTAACAGGAAATATAGTTACTAAATATTGTGTTTGTAAATAGATGCACTTGATCTCTAAACTTGGAAAATTCAGACTTGTTCTCGGGATAAAATTTCAAGAATTCTCCAACCCGCCCCTCCTTTCGCAGAGCCAAGTACTGATATTGTAGCTTTGGCTGGTTTCCTCTAAGGCTTCTTACTTGCTCATAAACCGGATTGCGAATTTTAGCTCTTTCTCCAGTAGCCTTATTATGCAGCATAACGCCAACAACATCATATGGCGTATTCATCGACCCATATTTGTCAACTAGATCCGCATATTTATCAAACGCATAAACTAGAGGAAATTTGACGGTGGTGTCCAGCGCATAAAAGGTATCCTTATAGTCTTTCGAATTGTGTACTTCTACGCGAATATTATCAGGATCATTATGGATAGAATAAACTGCCACTAGATACAATTGTGGCTTTTTAAACGGGACAACAATTCTATTTTCGGGGTGTTGAAGCACAAAGCTATAACAGAGGTGCTTCTCCAAATTATCCAGCACAAGTCGGTTTTCCTTTGCGGCCTCTAAAAACATGTCACGAAATGAGTTTGTTTTAGAACCCTTGTAAAAACTAGATGTGGCTCCAACCGTGTTACGCGTTGCGATCTCCCAACCACCAGTCACACCGATTGAATCATCCCAAAACACATTAATCATTGTTCCCTCAACAAACTCTTCTGCGTCAATATCGGATAGATCTTCAGAAAAACGCTTAATAAAATCGTCGCATTGAATAGATTTAGGAGGAGCGAACCCAACGACCTTATTATTACAATTGATAATTACTGAACGACACAGTCCGTATGTAGGAATTAGATCGTAACTTAAAAATGGCTTGTCGTATCTGATAACTTTATAAATAGAATTATTCGCAGTTCTACATTCTACCTTGTTTAATTTTAGTATACCTGCCGCATTAGAGTCATTTTTAACAATGTCATCGAAACCCTGTATGTTAGTCAATGTGTGTGTAACAAATGTAGTCATTTCCAGTATATATAATTGTGTGAATGTCTTTAAACTATATTTTTTCAATGATTTTAACTTAAGCATAAAAATTTCTATTATAAATATAGAAACAAATGTCATCAGATACGGAAAAAGAAAAAGAAAAACAACCAGAAATTACTCCTGATCAAAATGATACGGTGTTAGAGCTCCAACTCGGAGATGTTATTCAAATAAGTAGTCCGCTAAATGAGGTATTAAATGGTCAGACATATATTATTGATTATATTGATAAATCAAAAGCTTATTTGATCAATACGGCCACGATGGAAAAACTCCGTTTACCAATCTCTCTAGAGGGGGTAATTGGAGACGGAAATATAACCCGCATTGCGATCTTAAGCAGAAGTGATTCGGCAAGCTACGCAGAACAAAATGGGCTAGTAACCGGTAAATGGATCAACATTTATTTCGGTGGTGAGATGCCAATCATTATAACCGGTGAAATTACTAATTTAGAAAATGATATGATTGAAATCAAGACGGTAGATGACGATGTAATTTATTTGAATTTTGATTACAAGGGTATTCCTGAGAGTTTACCGATTGAAATGATTGAAATTCGTGAAAAGCCGTCTGAGCCCTTGGCAGCACAGCAACAACAAGAACAACAACAAGAACAACAACAAGAACCTTTAGAGGATTTGTCCGAATTAAACGAAGAACCAGAAGAAATGAAGGTTGCTGACCCAGAAAAAATTCGCCTTACTGTCCCGGTGAAAGAGATCAAGGATCAATTGAGAGAGTTTATAGTCAAGGCAGACAATGTCAAGTTTGGTGACGAAGAGTTGGGCGCAATTGTTCAATATATTGATGTAGCAACAAAAAGTCAGAGATATAGTATTGAAACACAAGTTAGCGATTTGCTCGACGAACTTCTCTCTACCATTCCAAGCGCGCAAAGAACACCACGAGTTCTCAATAATATTCACATAATGATTGAGCGTTTTAAACAACTACGCGAGCGCTTCTCGTTGTTTGATCAATATGGCAATATTGAAGGGATTTTAGTAAAGGAGGCGTCATACAAACCATTAACGGTATATTTCAAACAATTACAAACCACCTTATATTGGATTTTACCCGTCGTCAAAAATGTTAAAAAGGTCTACAATGTGGAGCACATCGACGAGGAAAATGCCGACCTAGTGAATATTGATTTGACGAGCGACTTGAAAAATATTCAGGAACTAGTGAACAATTACAAGGCAAACGATATTCCGTCAGATCAAAATAGATATGCCGAATTTTATTCAGACATGAACCCATATTTAACGCCGTTTGAAATGATTTCCGACGAACAAGTTGGCGGCATTATTGATGACAAAACTGCGCAATCTAACATTAATACCATTATTGACAATTTGGAAGAAATGTATTCGTCTATTTATAGCAGTAATGCGGTAAGAACACGACGATTCGTAATACAAAAATACAACACCGCGCTAACCAAATTAGATACGGTTGACTCGACAAGCGCAAGGCTACATACGGTGAGAACAAATATGACGAAAAACGACACCCTCTCCATAAAATCGTTTATTACATTACCAGAGCCTGTTATCCGCTTTTCAAAAATCAATCTTCCTGGAACTAGCATATTAGACAAGGCCAATCTAAATCAGTCGTTCTTAAATTATTGGCAGTTATTGAAAAAGAAAACCAATGTCCATACGACCTTTATTGATAACGTAAATTCAGAGTTCGAGTTTAACGAGCAGAATTTCGCAAATAACATCAAAAACTTTGCGCTGAATTTAAGCGAGCAGGACATGGGTAGCATGACACGTAAAGAAATATACGACAGTTTCGTCAAGGCGATTGTTCCCAAGACAAAGACGTTGTTTAATTTGATGAAAAAATATATTACAGGCAAGTTGTCCATTATAGATGTCGTTTCCTATTTGGAGCCATTTTTAGTCTATACAGATGATCTAACGTACATGCAATATAAGGAGATTACCGATTTTATAGACGAGAAGATTTCAGACTACAACAAAAAGTTTATTGATCGCTCGAAAATCTTTAAAAGAATTTATAATTTGCGATTTAACACGAGTGTTATTAAGCAAAGAGCCTTCAGCATAGTAGACATTTTAAAGAAAATGCGCTTTGAGATAATTACGGAGGGTTATGACATGGTCGACCCTGAGAAGACATTTACAAATTCGGAGATTCTTCGCAAATTATTATTGAAGGATTACACCAAATTATACACAACGGCATTGTCTGTTCAAAACTTTCCTCTGCTATTTCCCACTGAATTTTCTACTCTGTTTGAGGAGGAAAAAAATAAGCTAGATGATAAACTTAAAAAGGAAAAAGGCGAAGACAAGTGTAAAACAGTCACAATTGCGAAATACTATTCTTCGATGGTGGAACTAAACGGCGACAACGGAAAATCGCCCATTTACTTTGACAAAAAATACGACAAGACAAATTACGGAATGTTGGAGGAAAATTACGGAAAGGATGTGATGATAATGTCGTCGGAAGAACTACGAGCTCACATCGCTAAAGATTTGATGATAAAGAAGAAGATGAGTGAATACGATGCAGACTATCTGGCGACGACTCTTGTTGATGGTCATAAAAAGGTGCTTGATGGCCAGTTTGCGATATTATACAAGGGTTATAAGGAGGATGTCGCAGACGAGGTTGATTTTTATGTTCGTAAGGGTAATAAATGGGAGCTAGATGCGGATGTTAGTAAGGAAGGCATAAACACAGATGAATCGTCGATATTATGTGATATGCAGGAGAAGTGTATAACCGCTCCTGGTAAAATTGATGATAAATGTGAAAGCACGAAAGAAAACGAATTGGGACTGCAAACAAAGCTTCTTAAAGACGTTATAAGTGAATTTGATAGTAAGTACAAATTATCAAAGGAGGAATTACAGGCCAAAGTGTCAAGCAGACTAGAATATTTACAAAACATTATTCATGTGGTAACCAAACTAGAGGCAAATGAGATGTTTAAATATAACAACCAGAAGTATAAAATGGGCACCAATGTTGACGATAAGCAAATCGGTCAAATCTCGCCATATCAACCCATATTAAATATAATATTAAGAGAGGCCGATTTCGTTAAAAAACAGCGCAACATAATTAGATTTACAAATACCTTTACCAGAACATTTATACCTGGGATGGGACCATTAAATCAAGTAGAATCTCAACACTGGCTATACTGTTTAAAAACCGGCGTTCCATTATTGCCCATATTTAAATACGAATTGGCCGAGGTTTTTGTTGTTGGCGGAGAATACGAGTATGTTCAAAAGATCGAACTTTTAAAGTCGACAATTGGAACAGAAAGTGATGACGGTGATTGGTGGGTTGATAAACATAGCGGCTGGACCATTTGTCCAGTTGAGTTTAGTATTGAAGAAGGATATGATGAGGGTTTCCGCATTTCCACTAGAGCTGTTATGGAAACGGACGCGGGTAACAAAATTCAGTCAGCTTTATCGGAGCAGGGTATAAAATATACAACACCTGATACTATTATGATAAATAACACGATAAATACGCTTTCTATTGCGATGGGTATAAATATTACAACACAGAAGGAGTTCATTATGAACGGTGTTTTGTCTGCGATTCGTGATACAGTTGAATCAGAAGATGACTATAAACAGAAGGTAAGAGAGATGGCCGAAAAGGGCCGAAAAATGATGGCATACAAAGACTTTTATAACACGGCGATTTTATATTACACGCTTGGAATGTTTTTGATTGGCATCCAGACATCGATCCCCTCAATCAGAACCAGAAAAACCCACCCGGGGTGTATTCGATCCTTTATAGGATATCCATTTGAAGGAGCGGGTGATTTGAGTAGTTTAACATACCTTGGGTGTGTGGCTTATGATATCAGAGAGTCTGGCGAGCCATGGAATGTGTTAAAGGGAAAACGTCAAGAGAATATAATTACAAAAATCAAGGGCTCAATCGATGATGTCTTGTTAGCATTACCAGATGTAAGAAGGAAGTTCGATGAAAAAACAGAGTATTTGTTAACGAGCCCTGCGACTGAAATCCCCGAAGAACACGATATATCAAAATGGCAGCAATTTTTGCCGCCTCTTGTCGCCTTCAAAATAAAACATCTTTTGAATATTTCACCTGAATTCAAGAAGGGTCTGTTGTCTGATTTGCGAACAGGGGCCGGCGATCAGAGAAATAAGATTTGTGTTATTGAATCTAAGATTATACAATTCTCTCTATCTGTCGTAGAAAGGATACAAGAAGTAGTTAAGAAGCATAGATTACTTCTTCATACTTCAGGAAACGAACCCTATCTAGAAAACGCATGCTGTGAAAGCGGCGAAAATGAAACGACGATTGGATACTTTACGGAAAAGGACCCGCGAATCATTGAATATAACGATATTGTTAAGCAGTTGACGAATATGCGTGAGGATATTTTAAGCTATGCGTCGGCCGGGTTATTTTATAGCAATATAAACACAAAGAATAAATACCCGGCAATTACTGACGAATTTAGTGAAAAAACGATTTATTTGGCATTTATTCGCTTCTGTAAATTTAAATCTCTCGCACCTATTCCAGAGGATCTACTCCCATTCTGCACAGATAAACCCGACGGTGCGCTTATTAATCCCAACGATTCTGTTGACCAACTGATTCAAAAGTTAAAGGACGACGGCAGGAACTATAGCAACGAACATTTCCTAAGAATGATTCAAATTATCAGTCAGCACAATAGAATAAATATAGCTATAGAGCCAACAGAGGTGTCTTCTATTACGAAGCTTACTCGAGTGTTGGAAGCAATTGACGCAGAAAATGATGAAGTTGTTGAAAAATCCTTACGCGATTTGATAAGTAAGTCACTCGATTCATTTGATATTGCCACTGAAAACTACACAAAGGAAGTAAAAGATTTGAATAATTTTTTAATTAAGAATATTGACGCTATGAAGGCGGAAATAGGCGAGTTTGTTCAAAAAAATACTGGCTCGGTAATAACAAATAGTTCGGTAAGAAAAATGATAAATACTATTTCGAATTTATCGAATTGGTCCGCAGATTCATCGACTCGTAACGAAGATATCAAAATTTCAGACGATAAGCTGTATAATATTACGAATTTTTACAAGAATTTTGTAAATAGCTTTGTGAATGTATTCCCAAATATAATTATGAACAAGGTGAATTATGATGAAACACACATTCCTAATTATCACGGGTTTTCAAAGAATCACGCGAATAAATTGAAGAAATATGTTGCGGAGTATTATGAAAAGCTCAAGACCTTTTACGATATTCCCACTCTACAGAATGTTCTAACAACAATACAGAAAACAAGCAAGAATTTAGTTATGCTTGCTGATTATACGCCGAGCTTCACCAGTATTCGGGTTAGTGGTGGTAAGATAATAAAGCCTGTGCTAGACGAGCGAACCGGTCGATTTTTATTCGAATATTACCTACTTCGAGTTTTACTTAATTACATAGATTTAACCGACGAAGATGATATGATCGTGACAGAAATCCGTAAGGAAACTAGGGTTGCTGATGTGTTTACTACTGAATACTTGGAAGAGGTTGAAACAAGAATCGATTTATCAATGACCACAAGAGACAAAACGGATACAAGATTGTTGACGGGTAACAAGAAGGAACTTAGACAAAAGACCGCTGAATTATTGATTGCTTTTATCGATATCTTGAACAATGAAAAAAATACGATTGATACATCTTACGAGGATATCCAAGATAGAGTCTTCAAATTAAGAGAAAGAGAGAAGGATTTAGTAACAGATAGGCTCAAAAGGATGACGGACGAAGAAAGAGACGCGGATACAATTCTTAAAATCAACAAGCTCGGAATGTATAGCAAGGGGATGCAAAAGGGCTTGACAACATTAGACAAGAATTTCTACGACGAAGAGCAGGAATTTAGAGATACAATGACGAGGGCGGAGAGAGATATTCGTAAGCGAGATGCGACCGCAACGGATGAAAACATTGATATTCTATTGGATGAGTTAATGGAACAACGCCAGGTTGACAATGAAATTGACGCAGAGGCATATGATATGGAGTTTATGAACGAAACATATTATGATGGTAATACGGATGGTGTGGGGGCACCAGAAGAAGAATATGATGATTATCAGGAAGATATGTAATCTATAAATTAAATAAATTAAATAAATAAAATATAAATATCAATAATTTTACTACCATATGTAGTAAATTATATACATATATAGTATAATGGCAGACTATCCTTTAGGTGCAGGAGACCCGATTACTGAAGAAGAGCGCCTGTATTATCGAAGTGTATCGCCGGACACGATACAGCTTCAGGAAGATATGCGCCATTATTTGAAGATACTTGTGACAACTCTTGGTGCTGCTGCTGTTACCGCTGCTATTGCTAATTATTCAACAAATAAAGGTGGAACACGAAAAAGAAGCGCACGCAGAAGCAGCCGACGCGCATATAAGAAGAAGAGGTCAACCCGACGACGCTAGAAAAAATGCCCCCGCCAAAAGACAAATAGAAATAACAAATTTAGACGAATATAATTATAAAAAAATTGTTTGTAATTATATATATAAGAAATGTATAAAGGATATATTAGAGAAAATATTACAGTAGCGGCCGTTGTGTTATTTATTATTATTTTCGGAACAATTCAAATGATGAAACCAACGTGTTTTTATAACAAGGACGGAAGTATTCGCGAATTTGGAGTCGGATATAAAAACAAAACGATTTTACCGATCTGGTTGTTATCATTGGTTTTAGGAATCATGTGCTATTTAGCCGTCATGTATTATGTATCAAAAATGTAGAAGGTTCTGATTAGTAAAATTTAGCATCATACTCGTCATATTTATTCATTTCGGATGCTTCCCCGTATATTTCGGCGACCTTTTGTTGTTTAATGGCAAATTCTAAGACCTTCTTAGCATGTGCTTTTTGCTGTAATTCTTGCTCCAAACGACAGCAGCTTTTCTTCGCATTTTTAGCTTTCATTTCAGATGATTTTGGGCTTGTACTAGGAGTAATTGTAATGGGACCCCGTTTTATAGTCGACGAATCTTCAAATAATTCACGAACTAATTCATGATCTGATTCTTCGACCAATCTGCGTTCTTCCAGTTTTCTCTCTTCCATTCTCCAACCCGACATTGTTCGTTCTGCATCAGGAACCGTTAAAATTATGTTTGTAATTCCACTACAATTCAAGTTTCCCCAATCCTCACAATCTTCAACTTCAGTAATCATAAATATATATATCAATTATTAAACTCTAAATTCTTTTGCATCTATAATAACTCTAATTTCTTTTACACCTATAATAACTTAGGTTGTGATGGTGTAACTAGTGCTGGTAGCAAGATTGTTTTGCTTCTTTGCCGCTGCTTCAGATTCCAAGAACTTCTGCTGATTTTGCTCCATCGTTTTAGGATTCGAAACACAACCACGGCTTGTTATCTTAAGCTGAACAAGAGCTGTCAATAAAAGACCTGTGTATGTATACCACATAGATTCACCTACATTATCTTTCGTAACCACCAATCTAAACAAATCCTCCTTCAATTTTGCCGTTACACCCTTTGAGTCATCCTGATACTCTGGCTTCTTCAACGGATTTAAAATTGTCCAGTAAGATTCAAAATTGGATGGGAATATTTGGTTTATTATTACGGAGGTATTTCCACATATTTTAATTATTGCGTCGGCCGCACTCTGCATGGCGTCTTTTTGCGCCTGAGTGGTCAACTGAGAATCAGCATTTATTTTCTTTTGAATATTCGGGTCAATTAATAATTCAGTTAAAACAGTGTTCGCCTCACCTGAAATCCAATAATATCCCACTACATCGGAAAATGCGGTTTTAAATCCCGGGTAAACTGTTAAAATTACAACCAAAACACCAAATATTAATATCCAAGGCAAGAATGTAAAAATGCCCGCCGCCCCCATATTTTCAGATATATTTCCACCACAGGTAGAAGAAATGATAGAGGAGTTTACTATAAATTGAATAACCATTACTAATAATAAGTAAATAGCTAAATACATGTGACTGCTGCTAGTATATTCCTTTTTCTGTTCCGGATCGTTTAATATCGCAAGCGTAAGACTTGGTTTTAAAAAATAATAATACAATAATGTTGTCAGTAAAAATGTTACAATATTTAAATAAGAATTAGCCATATAGATAATATGTATAAATTAATTTATTATTTTAACTACAATTATTATGGATTTTGAAGACCTTGCTAAACCATCGCTAACTGAACCGGGAGTAAAATATTTTTTACATCAAACACTTAAACAGTGCCACGTTGCTAGAGATAAATTTAATAACATGGTGTTTAATATTGGGCTGTTCATCGGGTTCCTGCTTATTTTAGGATTAATTCTGCTTTACAAGTATAAAGGTAAATTATCGCCGGTCGAATTACAGCAAAAAAGCAAGGAAAAACAACAATATATTTTGTCGAAAATCAAGAATTTCCAGCACGCTAAGCGGGCGGCACAACAAGAACTAATAACCGGATTACCTGCGTGGGAAAGCGAACACGATATGATACATTCTAAATTGCCCTATTAGAAACAACCGAATTTAGAATACGCCTGCTCTAAAAAATTATAAGATATAATATATAATAATGGAGGCGTCTGCGAAAACAATATACAATGTTAAAGAAACGTTAAACGAATACTTTAAACTCAAACTACAATACGAAACACAGATTATGGCAAATAAAAAGAAGATAATGAACAACTCGACATTAAGTAACAGAGAGAAACGATCAGAATTTCTTAAACTTAAGCCCAAATGTATAAATTGTAAACGACCTGGTGGGACTAGATTTAAAACCACATTTTTTAAAGAAACGGACAAGGACGAATCGTGTAGACAGTATAAGGCTACTTGTGGTGTAATTGCGGACCCGTGTAATTTAGATATTACAGTTCAAATTGGTAAGGTAGATTTGCTACCAAATCTGTTAAATAATATACAGGACGAAATCAACGAGCACAAAAACACCGTAATAAACGACAAAAATAAATTGTTATTTGGATGTATTACTACTGAAGATGCGTTGTCTAGGTTCGAGACATTAAAGGACGACATTTCTTTTTACACGTCTTTTTATGAGATATATCTTGAAACTTACAATGCCATTGTCGACAATGATGATACAAAGACTGAATTGAATAGTGCCATGTCGGATTACTATATTCAGATTGATAAAATAAAGGATTGTATTAAGAAAATGAATGAAACGGGGAATATTCAATATGCTCACGATGCGGTTGTTATACAAACAACGATATTAACACCGCTTATGGACAAACTAAGAGGATTAAAATACAATGAAACTATGGTGTTGCGAAATGAAGAGGCGAATACATGTAACTTGATTCAAACCATATACAGTATTCAAAAATTGTCGTATTCTAGCTTCACCGACAAGGTCGTGTCATATAATGTTGGAACCGAGGTTATCTTCAAGAAAAAACCCACTGTTATTGCGAGCGAATCAGAAGAGGAATACACTATGGAAGACGAGCCAAATTTAATTAAAAAGCCAGCTAGAAGTGTTGCCGCTCAAGACAACACGGCGTAAACACAAGAATAATGAGTCGCGGCCACCCACAAAACTTAAATTTTGTATCCGAATATATTATAGCATGCTGTTACAATATATTTCCATCCCGGCATTTATTATTAGTTTTGCCGTTGGTCTTTTTTTTGTGTACATTTTGGGACCCGAAATGAAGACAATTTATATTTACCCTAGCCCGGAAACTGTAGGAAAGGTCATGGTTAGGGATAAGGCCGACAATTGTTTTTATTATGAGGAACAACAAGTAGAGTGTCCGACCGATGAATCGCTTATATCCACTATCCCAATACAGGCTCAATAAAATATAACATTCTTAGACATTTGTACTCTTGGAAGATTTAGTATAAGTATTTCATACAATTTATATGTTTTGAAAAAAGAATTTAACACGGTAATATAACAATAGAAATGCATCTAGGTAAATTTGTTCATACTGAAACTGGTAAAGTTATAATGTCTATTCTATTAGGTTTTGGACTCGCCTCTTTATTTAGAACTATTTGTAAGAATAAAGACTGTCTAAATTTTCACGCTCCGCATTTAGAAGAAATTAAGGATAAAATCTACAAAAATGGCGATAAGTGTGTAAAATATTCATATGTAGCAACAAAATGTGACCCGTCTGCGAAAATAATCGATTTCGAGTAAGGTTTGCGTAATTATTATAATCAATCATTCTTTATACTAATTATGAGCGATTCAACAAGTATCTTAGACTTACCAACAGATCCGGTGGGAGGCGGAAATGTTAGTAATAATATTTCCATGTCTGCGACTGAAAATGTAGTGGTTTCACAAAAACAACAGGCAAATCAGGCAAATGGTACCTTGGACGAGGCGACTATTAGTCAAATAGTTAGCGGACTTCAAAACGCTAGCCGCAATGGTGCGACTCAATTGCCATCACGAGATATTTCAATGTCTACAATCGGCATCAGTAATGATCCCCATGTTCAGCCGAATTATGTCCCTCCCCCACAGGACAATACCGATTATATTAGGAATTATGAGCAAACATCGGACATGATAAATGACTACAATAAAAATACGCAGGATAACAATTCATTAGACGATATGTATAATGAAATACAGGTACCATTGTTACTCGCCGTCATGTACTTTTTATTTCAGTTGCCATTTTTTAGAAAAATTTTATTCGGTTATTTTCCTATCTTGTTTTCGACTGACGGAAATATGAACATAAACGGATTTCTTTTCACAAGCGCCCTGTTTGGTCTGATATATTACATGATCAACAAAATAACGAATCGCTTCGGAGTTTTTTAGCGAAGTAAATATGTAAAAAACCCACTTAAAAATACGCAGATAAAGTCATATAACACAATCAAATATGAGTTTAATCAATACATTAGCATCTACATACGAAAACATAAGCAGAATGACTCTGTATAATAGTTTTAAAACTGGCAATCCAACATATGATGCTGTTATATCGACTATTATGATTGGCATATATGGTTATATATTAAATTATGTAGCTAGATATGACGTTATGGAGATTTTATCAAATGTCAACTTTGAAACCTTCAAAAGTAGTCTTTTTCAGAAAAATTGTGTTGTTATTGAAGGGAAAAAATGTTCCACCACGTGCTCATACAATTTGACACCAAATATTTCTGCCATATATAGCACCAGGTTCAAGGCGATTTCCAACCATATTATTTCTAATATCGATAAATTCGCTCCTATTTACCAGATTAAAGAAACATATAGCACCTATCAGACAACGTCTAACGAGGAAGAGAGAAGAAAAACCCACGAGATATTCATGGTTGATCAAAGAAAATCGTTTAAATTAGAGGACAATATTTATGCGCGCGTAGAAACGGAACAAGAAGCATCCGGCGACGAGAGGGACAAATCAAATACAAAAACCGTAAAAATGACATATGAGATATACTCATATGTACATTCGATTAGTTATCTAAAAACATATATTGATAATATTACTGAAAAATACGTGTCATCTGTTCGGGAAATTCGAAGTAATAAACGGTTTATATACAATTTAGATTGTGTCATGCCAAAACCAGATGAAGGATTGACCAGTTGTTGGCGGGAAGATGTGTTTGAAAGTGCACGGACATTTCAAAACATGTTTTTCGATGGAAAGCAACAACTCGTGGCGCATATTGACCATTTTTTAAACAATCGAGAATGGTATTATGAAAAAGGAATACCATACTCGTTGGGGATTGGGCTGCACGGCCCACCTGGAACAGGGAAAACATCCTTTATTAAATCCCTCGCAAAATATACAAACCGTCACCTTGTCGTCATCCCACTTAAAATTATAAAGACCAAAAAACAACTGGAAGGTTTCTTTTTTGAAAACACGTATTCTAGTTATAATGAAAAGGGCTCCGTGTCATTCGACAAGAAAATTATCGTTTTTGAAGATATTGATTGTATAGGTGACGTTGTATTGGAACGAAGTAGTAAAAACAAATCGCGCGCAAAAGCGAAGGATAAATCGGAAAATATTGTAATAGGCGACATCGCCAAGCGTGGTCGGGATTCATCTGAAGTAACAACCGTACAACTAGTCGCGCCGGCTACAGAGCCGCCAATCACACTTGACGATATTCTTAATTTATGGGACGGAATAAGAGAGACTCCAGGTAGAATATTGATAATTTCTTCGAACCACTATCGTAAGCTCGACGCGGCATTGACTCGTCCTGGAAGAATCGATATAACACACGAACTAAAAAACGCAAGCCATTCAACAATGTCTGAAATGTATCAGAATCTATTTAATAGCCCCATTAATAAGGCTAGCCTGAAGAAGATTCGCGAGTATTTATATTCACCGGCTGAAATAATAAATATCTATGTTCAAAATAGAAACGAACACGATTTTATGAAGCGATTGATGAAAAATAAAAAAAGCGCATAAAAATTTCATTATGCTACTGTCCATTTTACAATAAATTTCGTTTTATTGTAAAATAGTAAATAACGCCATACACTAGTTTGAATGATTCAAGATTTCGTTACAAAATTAATCGATAATTTACCAGAGGAGATAACAAAAACGAAGGAGCCGATTGTAATAGACCTCATCTTGGATGGCGGCGCATTTAATGGTAGTTATTTAGTTGGCGCACTATACTTTTTAAAGGAAATGGAAAGGCGCAAATATATTAGAATAGATCGCATATCTGGATGCAGTATCGGCGCAATTGTGGGGTTCTTATATTATATTGATGGACTTCATCTTATGACAAAATTATACGAAATACTTGCGGCGGACTTTAGAAAATCATACAAGCTGCGACTGGTTAAACAGCTTAAGCGGCATTTAGGTGGTAGTATTCCGTCCGATATTTGTCAAAAAATAAACGGTAAATTATTTATTACGTATCACAACATCAAAAGAGGCACGAAGCCGGTAAAGTGTAAATATACAGACATAGACGACATTTTAAATACAATAATAAAGTCGTCTTACATTCCATTTTTAATAGACGGTAATGTTCTGTACAAAAACAAATATATAGACGGAATGAACCCCTTTATTTTCGCAAATGAACCAAATAAGAAGATTCTTTACATGGACCTATTTGGTTATGACAAGATAAGCAATCTTATCAACGTGAAAAACGAGAAATCGAATTATCACCGAATTCTGTCCGGGCTGTTAGACATTCATTCGTTTTATATAAAACAATCCAATACCCAAATGTGTAGCTATGTTAACGATTGGAATATTTTCAATAGCGGGGGCAATTATATAAAGGTTCTAATAGAGAAGTTGTTGTTATATATTGTTTATGCGATAGTTTTGATAAATAAGAAGATACCCCGAGAGGTCAAAGACAGTATCATTTACAAGAGTTTAGCAAAAATATTATACGACGTTTTTTTAATCGTATTGGAAAACCGTTGTTTATAAGTTAGAATGATTAAGCATTAATATTCTTCTATAAAAATGGACAATATCGATATAACTAGTTCTGAATTCACAATTAACGACATTTCCAACGATATTATCGGTGGAGGTGACGATTTCTCAGTAGACTCCCTATATATTTATATAGGAATTTTGGTTTTCGCTCTATTGGCCATTGTATTCTTATATAAAATGTATAATAGACATCGGCGAGTCACATTTCAAGATAAGCTAGATGACTGTTACGGCGATGTTTGTCGTCCGTAATTTAACTGGAGCGTCTTGTTTTGCCACCATAAATAGCTAGTTGCTTCTTCCTCTTAATTGTTTTGGCTGTTTTAGCTGTTTTGGCTGTTCTAGCTGTTTTGGCCTTTTTTGCCTTCTTTTTTGCTGGTTTATTATCATCTGATTTTTTCTGTTTAAAATCATCTGGTTTATAATTTAAAAACCACTCTTCTAACAATCCCTTATCGTTTTTCTCCTTTAATTCCTTATATTTTGCTGCCTTATCGGCGCGCATTTCTTCAACGGATTCTTGGTGTCCATAGCAGGTAATACTGAATCTAGTAAGCAGACCCTTTTGCTCCAATCTATTCTTTTGCTGCACATCAAAGAGAAAACTTGACATACATAATATTCTGTCTAAGAAATGGTTATAGTAAGCGCGATCCGCATATAAAAATGCCAAATAGAAACTTAACATGGTGTCGATTGTTGCTATTTTGACCTTTTGTCCAGATATGGTAATAACATTATAACTATGGCACGCAATCGGTTTGTATATCATTGCGACTGTATCTTTTCCAACGCAAATTTCATAATGTACAGGGATTACTTCTCCAACCGGCTCCCTTTTGTTGATTTTAACATTTTTGACGCCAATATCCTTTAAACGTTCCTTCACAATTTCGGCGGTTGTTTCAGGGTCATTGGATAAAACATCGAAATCCGCAATCTTTTCTAATTTCTGTTTAACATTACCAGGCATGTAGCGCGAATATAGAGACATGGCGTAGCCGCCAAAAAACACGACCCCCTGATTTACAAACGCGTTTCTTACTGTATCATAAATAAGGTCTTCATCTGTTCTATCTTCCATTTCTCGTTGAAAATCAACCATGTTACAATTTAAATCTGTAATTGGATAATGTTTATTTAATAGCGACAGACGCTTCATAACCTTTTCCCACCTACTCGTATCTCCTGCGGGGCGCGAGAGCTCTAAATACATTGACATTCTTAAATAGTTTGGCGGTGTGTATAAAATTCCGCCTACGCGAATCGCGTCCTTTTTCAACGCATTATAAATACCCTTGGGTAACATGGTTATATCAGCAACTGGAATATAATTAACGAACACTTTATATGTTCCGTGATGCTGACCCGCCTTTGCCTCTACATCTGTAAACCCCTGTTTATAATAAACATCTGCCAACTCTTTCGCATCGGCCAACGCATTCACCGCGAAAAAGTCATAATCAGGAATCTCTACTTCCTTGTTATAGAATTGATCATCCGAAGGTAATATATTATTAATTGCCGTCCCTCCATAACAAATTAGGGCCTTTCGCTTAATAAAATCTTCGACAATCTTAATAATTCTTTTAATATCGTCTGATTGAATAACGCGCCTAGCCATTTTTTCTTCCGCTTTATCAACTGCCATACGAAGAATCGCTAATTCACAATCTTCGAATTTTAATCCTTTACAGGTCTTTTTTGTTGTCATCCCGTGATCTTATATACTAAATAGATTTAAATCTTCAATGGGCAATTAGTAATTTATAATTTTAAATTTTTTTATAGTGGGGGTGAACCCTTCTTAAGATTTAAAACTATAATAGTCTGTTGATGTTGTCCGCGTAGCATATGAATACGCGGGGTTTTGTGGGGTTGGTGCCGGAATAGTGATAGGTTGGTACCTCAAATCCGCGGGTTTTAAACAAAATGCGTAACCACATCTATCGAAAAACTCGGCATTCTCCATTAAAAAGTTGTCCACCAGTTGATAACGCATTGCGACAAAATTACATCCATACGCTCTAGCTAGCATTGCGCTTGGATTTGCGGGATCGATACCTACGTCTGGGAAGACGATTGTCATGCCCGTCCTGTTATAGTCAGTTAATTCCTGAGTATCGGGGTTATTTACAATGTCATAATTTGAATAACTTCTCATAAAGATTGAGTTGCTTGTTATGTTTACGTATTCTAGGAATGCTTGATTCTGTAAAAATGAGTTGTTTATTTTGTCAACGACTAGAATCACCTTGTTCCTAAACGTTATTAAGGGAACGCTTCCTAAATTATGACCGCTATTTTCAAAACTATAATCCATTCCAAGCAAGATATCATCATACGATTTTAAAATAGACGCTAAATTAGAATACATTTCCTGGTTATTGCTCTTAATTCTTAAGTGAACAATAATGGGGTCTGTTGGATTTGGCGCGGTTCCGCCGGAAAATGCGTAGCTACGGATTGTCTCCATTACGCTGCTAAAATCAACGGAATTAAATGTCTCTTTAATGAAATAACTGTCGACTGTGGAAGTAGCAACGACGGGTTGATTGTCAATTGAGTATACTTCAAAGTCTAAACACCTGACACCCTGTTTAATTACTGCCTTTAAATTACAAATATTTACGAAATCGTTTTTGTAAGAGCCGCCCGAACAAGCATTATATGCGGTTTTAACATAGTAATCAAAAAGGTTGCCGCTACAGTCGGGATCATTCGCAGAAATAGGCCTAATGTTTCCGTTTACGGTGGGATACAAAGAATTCATAAAATCGCATTCTTTCGATTCTAATCTGCTAAGATAAATCATGTATACGATAAATATTACAAGAATGACAAAAATAATCGCAATAATCATATACGACTGGAAAGCTTCATCGGAATTTGTAATGTTGCTTAAATACTGTTCTGCTACGCTTGGCATTAATCTAATATAATATATTATTTTTTAATTTAAATTTGGGTTTTAGAAAGAATATATAAATGATGAAATAAAGAATTAAAAAATTACCTTATTATATACTTAATATGGCAGGCGGATTAATGCAATTGGTTAGCGAAGGGCAACAGAATATAATTTTAAATGGCAATCCAAGCAAAACATTCTGGAAGGCTGTTTATAAAAAATACACGAACTTTGGTAAGCAAAATTTTAGATTGGATTATGAAGGAACGCCAACAATTAATCCTACAACAGAATCAACATTTGTATACCGCGTTAAACGATATGCCGACCTCCTTATGGACTGCTACATCTCAATCAATCTCCCGACAATTTGGAGCCCAATTCTGCCTCCTCAACCAATTTATAATTCAGCAGGTGCGGTAACTGGTTATACTGACTGGGCGCCTTACGATTTTCAATGGATAGAAAATATCGGCGCGCAAATTATTAGCCGCATAACTATTAATTGCGGTAATCAAAAATTACAAGAATACTCGGGGCAATATATTTTAGCTTCCGCTCAGCGCGATTTTACAGCAGAGAAGCTCGCATTATTTAACGAAATGATTGGACAAACAGCCGAGTTAAATGATCCTGCAAACTATGGCGCGCGAGTAAACGCATATCCAAGTGCGTTTTATAATCCCAGTCCGGCCGGTGCACAGCCATCCATCACAGGGCGCACATTATATATCCCTCTTGGCGCATGGTTTAATCTTGTTACTACACAGGCCTTTCCATTAGTCGCGCTTCAATATAACGAGCTTCAAATTAGCGTGACATTAAGACCTTTTAACGAATGGTTTACTATACGCGATGTTATGGATTACGCGAATTCGTTTCCAGTGGTTGCGCCGAATTTTAATCAGTTTTATATGCAACCGTATCGATTCCTTCAAACACCGCCAGATGAAATTCTTGGCCCGGTATCTTATGTGGATACCAGAACACAATGGAACGTAGATATTAATTTAAACTGCACTTATTGCTTTTTATCAAACGACGAATCTGAGGTATTTGCTAAGAACGAGCAGAAGTATTTATTTAAGCAGGTCTACGAGAGACCCTATTATAACATAACTGGGCAGAATAAGATTGATTTGGATTCATTGGGAATGGTGATTAGCTGGATGTTTTACTTTCAGCGAAGCGACGCAAACCTGAGAAATCAGTGGTCAAATTATACGAATTGGCCTTATAATTATATGCCTCAGGACGTGATCCTTGCGCCTAGTGCGGGAGACTATAATTATGTAAATCCTTTAGCTCCAGGTCCTCCTAGTATAGGTCCAGGTGTAAATCCTGATGGCTCGCCAACAAACCTCTACATAACAGGGCAATACAATCCGCAGAATATTCAGTATATTTTAGTAGCACTTGGGATCCTCTTGGATGGGCAATATAGAGAAAATATGTTACCTTCGGGGGTATATAATTTTGTTGAAAAGTATGTGAGAACCGCTGGTAATGCGCCACAGGGCTTGTATTGTTATAATTTTTGTCTCGATACCAATCCGCGAGTAATACAACCATCAGGTGCGATGAATATGAGCAGATTTACAAATGTTCAGTTTGAATTTACAACTATATCGCCTCCGGTAGATCCATATGCGCAGGTGTTAACTATCTGCGACCCCACAACGGGAGATATTGTGGGTATTAACAAACCAACGTGGCGTATTTATGATTACAATTTCAACATGTATTTAATTGAGGAGCGTGTAAATATGGTAATATTTGTTGGCGGCAATGCGGGTCTATTGTATGCTACATAAATATTGTGGCCCTAAAATAGCCCAAAATCATCAAAATTCCTACAACCGTGTAGGAATTTTGAGAAAATAATGTCTAAAAAAAACCCTACACCTGTAGATAAAAACATGTTTTTTCGTTGGGAAAGTTTTTCCAGAAATTTAAAATGGACAAAATAAATGTCCAAAAATCGAAAAAGGCAAAACGGTGTTGCGAAATAACATGTTTTGACTGCATAATTGAATTTTATGGTCTGGTCACCAAAAAAATAATTTTCAATTTGTGACGATAAAATTTTATACTTTTTTGGGAAAAGAAGTTAAAATTATAATATTCTGTCAATGTATAGCAATGTTTAGCAATGATTTTAAGCCGAAATTAAGCCCTGAATATTTTTGTGAAAAATGTGACTATAAAACAGGTAAGAAGAGTAACATGGATAATCACTGTCTAAGTGCTAAACATATAAAATCAATGATTAGCAATGATTTTAAGCCCGGCTTAAGCTCCAAATATATATGTCAAAATTGTCACAAGGAATATAAGGATAACTCCGGATTATGGAGACATAATAAAAAATGTAAACCCGAAGACTATTCCGGTTCAGATGAAAAGAATGATCAAATAACAAACGACCCAGCGGATAAAGATCAACTTATACTGATGCTTATAAAACAAAATTCAGAACTAATAAAGGAAACATCAGATTTTAAAAATATCATGCTGGAGGTTATCAAAAATGGCACTCACAATACAACAACTACTACAACAAACTCGCATAACAAGGCATTTAACCTGAACTTTTTCTTGAATGAAACGTGTAAGGATGCCATGAATATTACAGATTTTGTTGAATCGATTAAGCTACAATTATCGGATTTGGAAAAGGTTGGAGAACTCGGCTACGTAGAAGGTATTTCCAACATTATTGTAAAGAATCTGAAGGATCTTGATATTACGCAAAGGCCGGTTCATTGTACAGACAAGAAGAGAGAAACAATGTACATTAAAGATGAAGATAAATGGGAAAAGGATGATGAACAAAAGAAGATGCACAAGATGGTTAGAAAGGTTGCAGATAAAAACGCGAGAATGTTACCCAAATTCAAAGAAGCGCATCCAGATTGTACCAAAAGTGCTTCTCGGTTTTCAGACCAATATAACAAAATTATTATGGAAGCAATGGGTGGACGAGGTGATAATGATTTTGAAAAGGAAGAAAAAATCATTAAAAGGGTTTCCAAGGAGGTAATTATTCGCGATGCTTAAAAGAAAGATCCTAACTAATGTTACAATATATTATATAAATTTGATACTTAAAGAATATAAGCATTGGTTGATATTATTAGTATATGTCGGTTTATTCTTGTTTATTATTCTTATTGATCGCTTTGTGCCCTATTTATGCTTCTCTCGCGGTTCCGTTTGCTTTTCATCAATTGATTGTTATGAACAATTCTCTTCCGGGCTATATTGTCCGGTTAAAGGGTGGGGATAAAATTGGCAGCAAACTCACGACGTTTATTACACAGTTACCCAAGTACGGAACCTTATTTCAATTATCCCAGGTGTATAGTTTGTATGGTTATCATCCCGTTTCCGGCGCGCCTATCACTCATAATCATACTTTGGTTACTGGTTCTTTACACCGTGTTTACTATGTTCCGAACACGAGACTTTTCTGTCGCTTTTGCTCCGATGTGTTTTCTTTTATTGTAACGGATGGCTCGTCTCAGTCCTTTCCTGGAAATGTCATGATTGTGGATGCGGATGGCACGATTGTCGGTAGCGATTTTCTACTCGGGAACGACGGTTGGACTATTCTTGGCAACAAACTACCAGTTTCAGTTCCCGTTTTTGAACCATATAGCCGCGGTCAGTTCTTTAATCATTATATTCAGGCAAGTGATAACCTCATTCACGGGAAACCGGATAAATCTTTGTGGGTTTACAATGCGCCGTCCAAGTTTCTGGGGAACTTCAGGATAGCATATGGCGGGACCATTCAGTTTTCCATTAGCCTCTTGGCGGGGGATGTTACACAACTCCACAAAGGTGCTCCTTTGGTTGAACTTGAATGTAATAAGACGGGTATTACTCTTGTCTATCCTTTATCCGCGGTTCATTTCTACCATCTTATTGCTTCTTTTCAAATTGAATTGGTGGAAACGTCGGGTTGGTTGAAGGTTTCATGGGATGGTTTGCGGGTCGGACGGGTTTTACCGAGTAAATGTGAATTTATACAGGTCTTATCATGTGTCTCGGGGTTTCGTATTTTGGGTGATTTGACCACCTGGTACGAAACCATTGGATTAGACAATGTTTTTATTCGGAATGATCGTAATCACTTCTTGTTAGATGCGTTTTGTAATTAGTTGTTTTTAACTTAAAGAATTGAAAATATCAAGTTTTCTCCTGGGAAAGTTTTTTCAGAAAATGAAAATGGACAAAAAAAATGTCCAAAAATCGAAAAAGCCAAAACAGTGTTGCGAAATAACATGTTTTTACTGCATAATTGAATTTTATGGTCTGGTCACCAAAAAAATAATTTTCAATTTGTGACGATAAAATTTTTATTATTTGCAATTAAAATGATTTAGGCATTTTTTATATTTCCATATATATATCAAATGGAACTAAATAAGATGCCGAAAAATGCCGATTTTTGCTGCGAGTGTTGTGACTTTAGATGCTCTAAGAAAAGCAACTATATAATTCACACCAAGACCAAAAAACATATGTATCGTGTCGCTGGAAATGAATTGGAAAATGCGGAAATAAAAATAAATGCCGAACATAGCTGCGAATGTGGTAAAAACTATGCTACTTTATCTGGGTTGTGGAAACATAAAGCGAAAGGGTGCTCTGTAAATAATACTAATCTTGTAATTGAAACAAATGATGAACCTGAAGTAAAAAATAATAACAACAATGCGACCGACAAGGACGATTTGATTAACTATCTCATAAAAGAAAATCAGGAATTTAAAAACTTAATTCTTGAAATTGTAAAGAAGGATACTTATAATCAGAGCACAACTAATATTACAAACACAAATACAAACACAAACTCGCATAACAAGGCATTTAACCTGAACTTCTTCTTGAATGAAACATGCAAAGATGCCATGAATATTACAGATTTCGTTGAATCGATTAAGCTACAATTGTCGGACCTGGAAAAAGTTGGAGAACTCGGTTACGTAGAGGGAATCTCTAATATTATTGTAAAGAGCCTGAAGGACCTGGATGTAACCCAAAGACCGGTTCATTGTACCGACAAGAAGAGAGAAACAATGTATATCAAAGACGAAGATAAATGGGAAAAAGATGATGAACAAAAGAAGATGCACAAGATGGTT